ATTCCTGACAACTATACTCTTTTCGTTTTCTATACAAAATAAATTTAAGGTTTTGATTGTTTTTGTATGCTGCATCTTGTTTACCTCACTATATACTATATATAGGTATACATAACTCATATATAAATGTTTGTATTATAAAACAACATATAAGTATCTATATAGGTATTGCTATACTACCATACACATATACTAAGGTACTACATAGAAGGACAACTATTGGGTTCTGAACGATAGTTCTGAACATATAGCATAGAAATTACTAGAGAGCACTACAATAATAATGATCTACATCATTATAATAAGATCTACTATCATCATCATAGTTTATTTCTAAATTAGTACTAAAAAAGTACTAAAAAAGTCTTATTTATTACTATTATATTACTAAATTAGTACTAATAATACTAATAGCATATTGATATACATATATCTATATTAATAAATATATCATAAATCTCCATTGTTCCACTTGTTCCATGCGAAATGGTGATTCAATATATATATTATGATATATATATACGATAGGGGTAGTGGTTAGAGAAAAGATGTTGAATTGCTTATATAGGTGGTCACATAAATTTTCCCAGAAAACACATTTAACTGATGTGATTGATATTATCACGATGCCCCAGTATTTATATACAATCAGATGATTATCATAATTCTATATGGCGAAAGAAAGAAAACGACGCAGTGATACAGACGAAATCGTTGGCAGATTTATGAAAACTAGCATTCCTACTAAAGACTTTCAAGTGGACCATTTAATTCAATTAAAGATTTTAATAGACAATTTGATGAATAAATACAAAGATGATGAGATTATTAATATATCTGATTTTGCTAAGCTCTCTAAAAACATGGTTGCACTTACGGATAAAATCAGACGACAGGATGAAGGCATTAAAATAAATCAGGATATACACCACAGTCACCTTAGACTGATTGATATCATGGATACCCAAGCAGATAATATTAAGCAGCTCAAAACAGATGAAAAGTTGATTACCTTAACTGAAGATGAAAAAGATAAAGAACAGAATAACTGAACTAGAACAACTAAACCTAGATAAGAAGTGGCAGATAGTAGATAATGAATTGCCGAACTTTCTGGGGTATATAAGATCAGATCCTACTCTTTTCGCATATTTCTATTTCAATGATGATAGAAACAATACGTTCAAATCAAGACCTTACCAAGATATAATCCTAAATGACAAGGGCAAGCGAATCGTTGTCTGCATCTCAAGGCAGATGGGCAAAACTACGATGTCTGCGATCAAAGCAATATATACTGCATTTTTCAATCCTGGAAGTGAAATAATTGTGGTTTCCAGAACCAAACCACAATCTATGGATATAATCAGAAGGATTAAAAAATTGTTTAGAACAGGAAGATATACTGATTTCAAGGAATTTTTTATCTCACAGAAAGAATCTAAAGCAGAGATTATATTAAGATTAAAAGATAATAAAGAATCAAGAATACTATGTGTTCCTGCAACTGAAGCTGGAAGGGGGTACACAGCAGATATGGTTATTGTAGATGAAGCTGCATTTATTGAAAACGGAGATTATATATTTGAGCGAGTAATCTTACCTATTGTAACAGATACAAAAGGATCTATCTTGCTTTTGAGCACTCCAAACGGAAGGCGAGGATTCTTCTATAAGTGTTTTAAATCAGATTACTGGAACTCATATCAATTTGATTATAGGGCCAATCCAAGGAATACAGAAATAGAGATGGATGAAAAAAGGAGTATAATGACAAGGCTTGCTTTTATGTCAGAATACGAAGCTAAGTTTATTACATCCAAATCAGCTTATTTTAATGTTAATGAAATTGCACGATCCTTCAGTTTATTGGCTGGCCAGGGAGCTACTATTCAAAGGCCCCTATGTGTTGGAGTTGATTTCGGGAAGATGCATGATAAATCTGTTATAATGATAGGAACCATTGTAAATCCTAACGATACTCCAGACAAGCATATAATTAGAGTGTTAGAAAGGAGAGTCAAGCCTCTGGGAACAAATTATGCGCAGATAATTGGAGAATTGCGATTTATTGCAAAAACCCTCAAACCTGCGATAATGGTACTGGACGCAACAGGAGTAGGAGAGTCACCTGCAGATATACTAGCTCAGGAGTCTGGGATGATAGTTGAGCCAATCAAATTCACAATTCAGTCTAAAATAGATATATTTTCAAATCTCAAGGTTTTGTTTGAACAAGGCAGGATGCAGATCCCTGATGAACAAGAACTGAAAAATCAGCTTGAGATGTTTGAATATGAATACACACTTCTTGGTAACATGAAGCTCCATGCACCAGAGAATGAACATGATGATGAGTGTGATGCATTAGCTTTAATGACATGGGGATTAACTCGTGGAAGAAATCCACCTGTAACAATGGAAATAATATGAGGTGAATAATATGAGTGATAGAGATGGAAGAGGGCCAAGAACAAGAAGCCCAAGACCAAGCAAGCCAAAAGGTGGCAGAAGAAGAGGAAATTGTTAAAATGGATAAAACAAAAATTACATTAAGAGACACTGCAAGGATTTTCAAATTAAACCAGAAGACACTTGCGATTGGTATCAAGCCAGCGATAAAAGTTCCGCTTGAGCTGAAGCATGGTGACTATGTAGATTTGACAATTCGAAAGACTGGGTTGAATGTCCCTTATCTGGGACCTAAGAGAAATGCACCACCAGTGGAACAAGAAGATGGGACAAAAGAACTTGACGACAGTATTTAAATATGCAAAATGACAGAAACTATAGTAAAACCTATGAAAAAGGTAGGAAAAGTACGTAAAACTATCAATAAAGTCCGAGAAAGTCCCATTAAACTCAAAAGATGGGTAATATTGACAACATTATCAAAACTGGACAAATTTTTGAGAAGATACGGAATTATAAATATTCCAGAAACAGACATAAATGATTTTTTGTTTGAAACATACCAAAAACCAGCGATAAAATGGATTATATCAATGATAATGACTTCAATCCCAATTTGCATGGGTTTAATATTATTATGGATCATCCCTCCTTTACGAGCTGTCCCTGTTTCGGCAGGGGTGGCAATATTTTGGTGGTTGTTGGTAGAATTTAAAAGAGATTGGGTGAAAAAATAAAATAGATAAACGAAGAGGTGAATAGAATGAAAGAAGTTTTATTAATTAGTTTGAAAGATGTTGCAAAAATAGAAGAAAGAACAAAAGAAAAAGGAATAGATGCTGTTTTTATTCCAATAAAAATCAAAGAAACAAACAAAGAAAACATTGTTTTTGTTATAGATTCAAAAAGGTTATCATAAACCAGAGGTAAAAATGAAAGGCGATAAAAGAAGAGAAAAACAAATGGAAAAGATGAAGGCAAAAGCATCAGCAGAAAGAACACCTGAACAGTTGAATGAAGACAGAATCAAGACAGTAGAATGGATTGAGAAAGTCATTCCAACACATGAAAAAGAGATTGCGTTCAGAGAAGAACAAATAAGCACAGGAAACATATTAGAAAAAAGTGACAAATACGTCGACGGGAAAAAGAGAGATTTTGAAATAGAGTTTGAAATAAAGAACCAAAAGGATATATTAGCAGGTTTGCTAGATCAGTTAAAATTTGTTAAAAAAGACATAGAAGAATATGATAGAACTAAAGAGCCAGATAAGACCAGTACTTAATTCAAATTTTTATCCATCTAACATAAAAGGTAGTGGAACATTCACACAAACCCCTAGAGGGTATGATATAAAAGAATTAATGTGGTGGGTAAAAAGAACACCTGAATGTATTGGAATCGGAAGAAGGATAGCAATGGATATTGTTTCTAAGATTTCTTTTAAAGCTATTGATAAAAAAAACACAGGCAGACCATCTGATAAGTATAAACAAGATACTGAAGACAAAGCCAAAGCATTCGCAGTAAACGAGAATCTAAGGGAAAAGTTAGTTGCAGCAATATTTGATTGGGTTTTCACTGGAGATGCTTATATTTGGCATAATATGATGGAAGGCCAGAAATTAAAAGAAATAACAGCCCCTATCATCCATAAGCTAGAATTAAAAAAGGATTCAAAATTAAGAGCACTTGATGAGGATTTTAGTGCGTTGTCTACTATTGAACTAATCCCATCTACTACAGTTGAGATAAGGCATAATGGACAGAAAGTAATATTCTATGTTCAGAATGTTTTAGGAAATGAAAGAAAATATGACCCAGATAACGTAATCCATGCAAGATTCATGTATTTAGATGGAGATATATATGGATTTTCACCAATGATTGCAGCAGGTGGCGTAATTCAATCACTTGGATATATCAAAGATTATTCTATGAATTACTTTAATAATGGCGGACCAGACATGGTTTTCAAACTTCCAAAGGAAATGGCTGGAAGTCCTAATCATGAGGCTCTAAAGCAGGGCCTTCAAAAATATAAAGATATGAGAACAAAACGTGGAAACTTAGTATTCACAGGAGAGCTTGAAATAGAAGAATTAAACAAATGGAACAAAGACATGGAATTTAGACAATATGCTATATATCTTACTGGTTGCCTTGCTTTTGCATTCAATATGCCAGCAGACATTATTTCTTCAATTCTAGGTGTAGACATAAAAGGAACTGCAATGGGTTCAGATATTGAAGATGCAGGTTATAATAGGAATATATCCCACTCACAAGAGTATTGGGAAAATTTACTCAATTCACAATTTTTCAACAGATACATGGATGTAGAGATTTCTTTTGAAAGAGAATATAAACAAGAGCAGATAAGACTCTCTCAGGAAAGGATGCAAAACCTTCCTCTTGCTGAATTTATGTTCAAACACAAATATCCTGTTTCTGATGAGTTCTTTCATAATATTCTTCAGATCCCTAGAAAATACCTTGAGAAAGGAAAGATAAAGCGTGAAGTCGAAGAATTAATGGCTACTTCTGGCTCTACCAAGCCACAACCAGGACCGAACCAACAAAAGTACCAGGATCAAAAGAAGGCTCAGCAGAAGCCTCAAGAGAGAAATAATCCTCCAATCGGCAGGTAGTATTTATATATTAATAATTTAACTAATAACTTATGTTTAAGTAGTTTATGAATTATAACACTATGGAAAAACCAAAATCTAATGGAAAAATGATTAAAACTTCTAAGCTTAAGTTAGAACTCAAAGAAATTGATGGAGAGTTTTATACTAAAGGTTTTATAGCAACAACTCATGTTGATGCTGTTGATGATAAAATAATGAAAGAAACTTTAGAAGGTTGGTCAAATCAGATTAATACAACTAAAATTCCTGTTTCTTTGCGTCATGATATGGATGATTCAACTTTGATTGCTGCTAGTGTTAAATCTTCAGTAGACAAACTAGATGATGGCGAATATGGTCTTTGGGTGGAAACACATTATAATAAAGCACATCCTGAGTTCGATACAGTCCATTATGAAATTGATAATGATTTTCTTACTAATTATTCTATAGAGTATGACACAAGAGATGATATAACAACCCACAAAGAGATGATTAATGGGAAATGGATAAGATTATTAGAGCCAGAAACAGAACTTGCAGGATATGGTTTGTGCAACATGAGAAAAGCCGCAAACAAAGAAGCTAAGCTCTATAAACAGATTATGGTTATGAAAAAGCCAGATGAAATTAAAACAAAAAAAGAGGTAAACAAAATGCCAGAGAAAAAAGAAGAACAACCAAAAGTACCTGAAGCTCCAAAAGAAGAACCAAAGGAAGAGCCAAAGGAAGAAGCACAATCAGAAGAGAAAAAAGAAGAAGAGGAAGGAGAAAAAACAAAGAAAACAGTTCCTTCTGAAACAAAAGAGATGATGATGAAAGAATTAGGAGAACTGAGAAAAGAAATGAAAGAAGCAATGGAAAAACAGAAACCACTAATTCCAGAGACTAAGGAGAAAAAAATGGAAGTCAAAGAGATTAAAGATTATTGCCAGAGAGTTTTCGGAAAAGAGATAGAAGGAAAGGAAGTTAAAGCTCCAATTTCTACTCAGTGGAAAACAGCAGGAAAACTACACAATTATTTACAGACAAAAACAGGTGGAGACTTGCCTAGTGCGGGACAATCACTTCCTTTTGAATGTAACGGAACAAAGATCGAACTAAAAGCAGCAGATCATGGCCACATAATTCCAGATAGTTATACAGGAACACAAACAACCTGGGCAAACATATATGGCGCTTATGAAGAGTATCCTGCTGAAATGGGTGCAGTTTATCAGCCAATTATAATCAACCAAATGAATGATGCAGTGAACACATGGAACTTGCTTGACAAAGTAGATTACTCTAATTCAAGTACAATTACATTTAGAGTCAGAAATGCAAGAAACTCAGCAGTAGGCGGTTATACTGAAGAAACAGGAACTACATCTATGGTTAATACAGATTTCGATGGGGAAGTTAGCTATCAAAAGAACCACCAGATATTTTCCTATTATAAGGCAAATGTGATGGTATCAGGTCCATTGATGAAATTTGCAGCAGGTGCAGGTGGAATGGGAGATGTTTATTCTCAAGAGATTGCATGGTCTACAAAAGATTTAATCAAGGCACTTAATCAGGCTATATTAGGCTCAGGTGCAGGAACAGCAGAAAATGCTTGTTTAGGATTTGAAGTATTAGGACTTCAAACAGGAAATCTATATGCACACTCCAGGACAACTTTTACATTGCTTAAATCAGGCGGATATGATAACCTGAGTTCAGCAGCAATAACATTGAAGAAAATGAGAGAGATGGTTAGGACTGTTGAAGAAAATGGAGCAGACAGAAGGGATCTAGTATTTATCTGTGATCCACTACAAGTTGATTTTATCAAAGCATTAATCCAACCAATGCAGACCCTTACACCAACATCAGGAACAGTAGGATTCACTGGAACAATAAGTTTAGATGGAGTTCCAATTTTCTCAGATGTTGATTGTAACACTGACGATTTGTTTTTAATAGACAAGGCACACACAAAGATTGGAATCAGTGTACCTCCAGTTTATGAAGAACTTGGAAAGCAATCAGACTGCAGGATGGGTATAATCAAAACATACTTTAACTTGTTTTGCACAGCACCAAACCACAACTTTTGGGCTTACGGATTAGCAGTCACATAAACTGCTTTTTTATTTTTTATAATTATATGAGGTGAATTATGGCATCAGAACTATTGGATTTCGCAGCTACAAAATACAAACAACCATCTGGAACAGATGGAATAAATGATTGGATGGAATTAAACAATCCACCAACAGAAGTATTCAGAGTAACCTCTAATGAAGATGGGGATTGGTTCTTTTGTAGAAGGATATGCAAAGTTCAAAATATAAGAATACAGAATCATGGTACAACATGCGCAACAGGAGCAGACATGGCTCCAGCAAAAGTTACAGTAACACATAGTTCAACTGGAGGGACAGCAAAGATAACAATAGGGCATACAACTTCAAGAGAATCATTTTCAGTTGTAATAATAGGTACATTATAATGGCAAAAAGACCAGTAGATACAACGCTAACAGTACCGATGGAAACATCAAATCCTAGTCTTGAATTAGTACATTTTACTACTCAAAGTAAAGATGGAGATTATTATGATTGCAAACAATTATCAAGAATCAAAGTAGCATTTGCTACTAACTTAACTTCAGCAGATAAATGTATCCAAGTAAGTTGGGCTATTCAAGCAAATGGACAACCAAGAATAACATTAGTTCCAGAGGAAGCAAGTACTTCTGGTTATCTTACAATAGTGGGGTGGAAATGATGGCAGCAGGAACTGTAACACAAGATGATGATGGACTTTATCCAGAAGAAAGATTAGTAAGAATCACAACTACAGGAACCACAACTACATACATTTGTCCTTATTTTGCAGAGATAGTCACTTGTGTTGGAAACAATGAATCTGATGATGATGGAGTTGGAATTGGATTTTCAGGTCAGACAATCACAATAACAGTTGCATCAAGCACTGATGTAGTATCACTAAGTATAATAGGTAGACAATGAAACTAAGCGAATTTGAACTAATAGATGATCTTACAGTAGATAATAAAGTTTACAAAAGAGGAACTAAATGTCCTGAATCTGAAGTACCTAGACTTTTAAGACACAATAGAAATTATCTCAAATTAGAATATGAAGCAGGGATTCCTGTACTTTCAGATGCACAAAAGAAAAAGTACCAAATAGGTAATTTATTTGATGGACCTAAACCTATTATGAAAATAAAACCAAAGCCATTCACACGCGAAAATCTTACTGTCAAATGGAATAAGCTTGGAACAAAAGAATTTAAAGAATGGGCTGAAAAGCAATTTGGAGAAGACAATATTGATAAAAGAAACTCAGCAAGAAATATTATTTATGATATTTTAGTAGAACAAGAAAAAGGAGAGAACAATGTCTACTTGTGAAGGGATAGGAGATAACAAAGAATTTACAGTAGCAACAGTTTCAGATGTAACAATTTATTTCAATGGTGGATCTACAGGAGCAAAAACAAGTGCAAATGATACAGCAACTGAAAAATATTTTGATACTCAATCATCAACTAAAAATATACAGATTAGAAACAATCAAACCATTCAAATAGTTTCAATTAATGGAGTTACTCAAACAGACCCAATAACTGTTATTATAAACAAAGGATGGACTGAAAAATGGGATACTCCAATAGTTTTTAAAATGGTATTAAGAACAACCATTGCAGGAACAGCAATAAAAATAAGATATAGGGGACGATAATATGGATAAAAGTTTTTATCATAAACCAGAATACCGAGAAAAACAAAGATTGTCTCATTTAGGAAAACAACTAGGTAAAGATAATCCGAATTATAAACATGGAAAAAGTTGTGGAGTTATGATAAAATTATATGGAAAATATCTTAAGAAAGGATTTAATTCAGAAAGCGGAAAGTCTACAAGATTCAAAAAAGGTGAAAACCATCCTAACTGGAAAGGTGGAAAAACAAAAATAAGGGATATGATTGAAGGATTACAAATCTATAAAAAATGGAGACAAGAAGTATTTAAAAGAGACAATTTTACTTGTAAGAAATGCTCAAAAAGAGGAGGAGTTATCCATCCTCATCATATAATCCCATTTGCAGTATGTATAGAACAAAAAAGATATGATATGGTAACTAATATTAATAATGGAGTAACTTTATGTTTTCCTTGCCATAAAATCAACCATATTAGGGGGATAAATTAAAATGCCAACACCAACTGGACCAAAATTAATAAGAGTTAAAACAACAACAACTGCTTATGCAGGTGAATATATCAAAGTTACTAATTTTACAAGAGGTATAACTATCAGAAAAAAACTTAATTCAAGCGGTGAAGCAGTGATAGACCCTTCTAGTGAAAGCCAAACATGGAGCACAGGGGATACTGTTCAGGCAGAAATAAATGGAAGGCTTTTAGGATATGCTTCAGGTACTTACTCAAAATCAGGAGTTACGCTTACTATGAATGATGCAGCAGACACAACCACGCCTGCTATAAATCTATGAGGTAAAAATGAAAAAGAAAACAATATTCATAACTTTATTTTTAATAGCTTTGATGGCTTTGACTGTCTATGCTTTTGATATTACATACATAAATTTAGCTTTACCAGTAGATGATTATTACTGGAGTCTTAATCAGGATAATATAAGTTTCACAGTAAATTGTTCACCAACTGGAACAGATGGTGGAGATAATAATGTGGCAGATATAATATTTTATGCAAATAATTCAGGAACTTACTCAGCTATTGCAAACGATTCAACAGGTGGAATTGCAGGTGCTCGTGTTGATTCAACATTCACAGCAGCAGAACTTAATCTTTCTAGTTTAGGAGATGGGGAAACTTTTGAATGGTCTGTTTTTTGCATTTTGAATGGTACAGGTTCAGCATATAGAAATTGGTCTATAAACAAAACTATTTATACAGGAGAGGGTCCTACATTTAATACTCAAACACCAAGTAGCACTCAAGGGGCTTCTGCAGAGCAAAATATAACAATAAATGTTTCTGGTGGAGAATCTGATTTTTTTATCTGTGACTTTTATACAAATAGGTCTGGGACAAATCGTTCAGATGGCTCCTGGGAGATAGAGGATAATCTATTTTTAGTAAATAATACTCAAGAGATTCTTCATTATATATTTGATGAAGGAGTTGTAACTAAATGGAATATGAAATGTTATAGGCATCCTGATCTTGATTTTTATAGATGGGGAACTAATACATCTTTTGAAGTGAACACAACAGCTTTATCTGTTGCAGTAACAGCACCTACAACTGGAGATTATGTAAACAATGCAAATTATTCAATTAACTTTACTCCAGCAAGTGCTTTTTTGTCTTGGTGTTTCCTTTATGTAAATAATACTTTAAATGAAACAATGACTTCACCTACAAGTGATTCAACCAATACTTTTTACTGGCACTCTGTAGATGTAAATGGTAGCGAGGTTGTTGTAATGTGTAACGATACCTTAGATAATTATGTAAACTCAACTACACTTACTCTTGTAAAAGACACAACCTATCCTAAGATAAGCGATATGGGTAATTTTTCAATAGAAAGTTGTTCTATGCTTAGTTTTCAGATAAATACCACAGAAGACTGCACATCAAGTTCAGTATATTATGGACTTGGAAGTGTGGATAGCACATGGACTAATACAGAAGTTGCTAACACTGGAATAAGATACCACAATTTAACATTTGGATATTATACCGACTTAAACTTTACAGTAAACATAACATTGACTGATTTAGCAGGAAATGTAAATGTTTCAGTAGAAACATTTTCACAATCTTCACCAGTAGGACTTTGCACTGGATGGAGTCTTTATTCATTAACACGAGGAATGAATGCTACTGACTTAGAAGCGACAGCACCATATATAGAATATGTCTACCTATGGAATGAGTCTGCACAGAGCTGGGATTATAAAGCAAATGGTTCTGGAATTGATATAGAATTGTTTGAAGGTTCAGCACCATTTATCTATACTTCAACTGATAGTTCATGGTACAGATTGCTAGACTATAATAATTCATATAGTAAAAACATTGATAATGGAAGCAACTATCTTGGATTGCTTGACAATTACACCTTTGGAGAGTTTGCTACTGCAAGTATGAAAAATGCAACAGCATCAACTACATCTGGAAATGTTACTAATTCAACCCCTAGTGGTGGAAGACTTGAATTTAGGATAAGAGACTTTGCTGCCTGGAACAATACTGGAAAGAAATGGGTAAGTAAATACTATACATATTCAGTAGAGAATACAACAAATATAGGGCAGTATGCAAATAATAGTTTAGATGCCTTATGGTTATGGTCTGAAAATCATATAACATATAATTCAACTAAAAATCATATTGACCGAAACTGGTCTACAACTTAGGTGATAAAATGAAAAAAATAATAACTTTTTTAATGATGATGGTTTTTTTAGCTTCTTTTGTTTATGCACCTCCAACGCCAGCTCCAGCAAGGGGAACTCTTTTTATAGATGGAGTGCCAGCAGACGGAGTAGCAGTTCAGGTTAAAAATGACAGAACAGGAGAGACTTTAACTTCTACTCAAGTTCCTTATTTAAATGTAGAAGATGGAGACTATTTTTTTGATATGCAAGAGTTTGCTCTTGGTTACAACACAGGAGACTTGATTATTGTTTCTTATGGAACTGATATTCAATCTTTCTTAGCAGGAAACTTCCCTTATACAGTAGCTGCAATAAATGCAGGTGAGGAAGTAGAAGAAGATGTAGAAGAAGGAGTTTCTGGTGGAGAAGATTATGCTACAGTTGATTTATTTTATGGAGACTTTTTTGATATAGAGGTTGGAAACAACAAGCTTTCTAAACTATTTGAAGGGGAAGTCAAGTTTGATGGTGAGTCTTATGATGTAGAAGAAGTAATATTCTTAAAAGGTCAAGTTCAGACTTCTTTAGATGATGAAGATTTTGGGTTAAATCCTTACCTTACATTAGAAGAAATAGAATACAGATATGTTTTCAAAGATGAGATTCCTATTGAAGATATTAGTGAAGATGAAACACTTACTATTGAAATCTTAGGAGTTGAATACGAGATAAGCAATGCAAATGAAGATGAAATTACTTACATAAAAGGAACAGAATATTCCCTTTCAGAAGGGGAATCTGTAAACATTGAAGGAAAAACACTTACAGTCTCTCAAGTTGGAGAGGACTATGCTTATATTTCTTATAACGGAGTAAGTGAAAAAATAGACGAAGAATCGGTTGGAGAAGTAGGCGGAATCGAGGTTTACGCTAAAGACGTAATGGAAGATGATGATGGTCCAGACTTAGTAACAATTAGGGTCGGAGACAATATCGAAAGAGAAATCCAAAACGGAGATGATTATGTAGTAGATGACGAGGTTTGGGAATGGGTCATTGACTTAGATGCAGACCCTCAATTTATTGGAGTAAAAAACCAAGAACCTTTCGAGGAGCTAGATGAAGATGTAGTTCCAATTAAATCAGGTGAAAAAATCTCACTACCAGAAGATTATGTAGATATTAAATTCAAAGTAGATACTGTTGATTACTATGACTTAGAGATAGACGAAGATGATGGATATCTTAGAGTTGAAGGAGAATTTTCAAAAGACACAGAAGACTATGATGAGGTCAATGTAAACAGTGCAGGTATCTTTGATGAAGACTTAGTGCTTATTGACTCAAACGAAATTCAAATAGGAGACAGCGATATTATGTTAATGGTTGGTTCTTTGAAGATAGGACAACTAGAAGTAAAAAACCTTTTACTAGATATACTTTATGATGGAGTTTCTTTTGCTAGCAAAGACTATGATATATTAGATTACTTTGGAATAATCTTTGAGAACCCAGAGGATGCAGTAGAAGATCAAAAGGATTTCAAAGTTAGTGTTCCAGAAGAAAGGCCAGAGGCACACATTATAATAGGAGAAAAGTTAGAAGAAGAAGAGGAAGAATGTCCTTCTTGCGTATGTGAAATAAAAGAATGTGTATGTCCAACTTGTAATGCTTGTCCTGTTTGTGAAGAAACAGTTTGCCCAGAGTGCCCTGAAGAAGATAATGATTGGTTAATAACATCTATCGTTGGAATATTAGGTGCTGCAGGTGGAGCAGGTATATTCTTTAAGCTATTCAATAATAAGATATTCACAGGAAAGAATACTGGATTAAAATCATACAGAGGGAGAAATGGAGAACTAAAATTACTTCATAAACATCCTGGAACTAAAGGTTATCACGACCCAAATATTTCCCATAGAGGGCTTGAAAAGCACCCAAGAGGAATGGTAGATGTTGGGGATAAATACAAAAAGAATGCTAAAGGAGAATGGGAGTTTGAGGGGTGATTTAATGTGCCTACAAATCCTTATCCGATAAATTTAATTCTTTATGATACAGATGGCTCTACAGTAGTAACTTCTAAATTAGTAGTTATGAGAAATGGAACTACAGAAGAGACTTCTAGTGGAACAACCAATGGAAGTGGTGAAGTTATCTTAGATGCCTCTAATTTTGATTCTGGCTATACTAATGCAGATGTATTGACCATCTGGAGTACTGATGGAGATAAAACTGTCTATACTACTCATACGATAGATACAGGTGAAGGAAGCTACACAACTACACTTACTTATATTGACCTAAGCGGTGGAACAACAGTTTCCCTTAGATATTTTACAGCAAGTCAATTCAGGGAATTTTTTAACATAGACGAATACAATTCAAGCTCTTCACCTGCAGGGATTAAATCTACACAGATTGAAAGAGTTGGAGCTGGAGTTGAAGCAGAAATAGACAGGATTACTAGATCTAAATTTGATTATAATGATGGAAGCTATCATGCTGCTACAGACGAATATCATGATTGCAATTATAAATACCAAAAAGACTTCTTTTCTAAATATGGACCTATTGTTGATGTTACTAAATTTGAAATCAATACAGAAGTAGAAGGTGCAACTGCAAGCTATACTGATTTAGATGAAACAGATTATGCTAATTATTGGAGTTATGATGCCACTACAGGAAGATTTAGAATAGAAGAAAGTTCTTATTACCCTACTGTTGGACCTAAACAAGTTAGAATGACTTATACTTATGGAATGGCTACAGTTCCTAATGATATTAAATCACTTGCTATCTTAATGACTGGAAGGCAACTAGCACAGACTGGCCTTATGTCTTTAGCTATCAAAGGCACAGAGATGGAAGGCAGTGGAAGCAGTATTAATATACTTCAAAGCATGGATAATCAAATAGAAGGGTTGCTAAACAATCGCATGAGAATCACAGCAGAAAATATTTAATCAAAGGATTAGACCAATATCTGCGAAAATGCCTAACAAAAGTTAGGAGCTTCTTATCCAAAGGGATAAAAATGGCAGTAGATGGTGTAAGAAAAGCAACGGAATCAGTAGATACTTATAATGTAATCCATGACATTTTGACAGATAATCTTACAGATCCTTTAACTGGAAGAGCCTCCACAGATTTTATTAAAAATGGTTTCCCTAATCCTAATAATCATTTGAATGCTAAGTCAGGAAGCTCTTGGCATTATCCAATCGTAGTCATAGAGGTAGGAGACATAAGCAGAGAACCTGCTACAGTAGATGCAGCACAGACTATCTCAAAAGGAACAGTTGATGTTGAGATTGAAGTTCATGCTAGAAATTCACTTGAAAGAAACGAGCTGAGAGATGCTGTATTAAATGCACTTTATTCAAATGCTGCAGACTTAGCAAATAAGGCTGCTTTGCATAATATGATATTACTCGGCACTACAAATGATACTGAATTTTTAGGTCAAGTTAAAGTGAGAGTAAACAAAATTAGTGTAAGATTCAGCAGGTATGATTAAAATGTCAATGGTTGTAATTAAAACAAGGGACACAGCAACACCTTATTTTGACAGGATGATGAAAAGACTTCCAGTTGTAGGAGACAGGACTGCTTGGAATGTAGCTCAAAAGGGAGCAAAGATGTTAAAACACCATGCAAAGATGGCTGGGATCAGAAAATGGAGAGGAAAGTTATTCAGTAAACAAGGAATCAGAGCAAAGAAAAAAAGAAGAGGAACATATCAGATTATTATTCCTTATTATGGTTATGAACTAGATCAATGGAAAGGTGGATACAAACAAGTAAGAAGAGGAACTATGCTAGCCAAGTGGATTAAGACATCACCTAAAAGTCCTTTTAAGGGAAGAGCAGGTATGCCTAGACAAATATGGGTTAGACCACATCCATTTATTGAACAGGGATGGAGAAGCCTTGATGCTTCTACACCAACAGAACTAGAACGATTAGCAAATAATATACTAAGAGGTTGAAAACAATGAAAGAATATGTGAAAAACATAACAAACAATAAAGCATTTGGTTTTGATGCGGTAGTTCTTGCTTTTAATGAAGATGGTAAAAGGATTACATTAAAGCCAGGAGAAAAAGCAGAAACCAAAAAGAAAGGAGATAACATCTCTGGGAAAAGATTGAAGATTGTTAATGAAAAGGGAGAAATCTTTGGAAAAGGAACAAAGACAGAAAGACATGAATTTAAACTAGAAGAGATACTTGATGATGTTGAAGAGAATAAAAAAAAGAAAAAGGTGATTTAAAATGACAATTAATGCAACAGGAGATGAGGATGCTTGGCAAAGACAGTGCCTTGTAGAAGTAACAAGTGATTCAACTCATATAGTAAGACTCACTGCAATGACTGAAACAGTAGATATAGACATGGGTGAAAGAGGACTAGATGTAATCAATTTGATTAATTTAGGACAGATACCAAAGCATACACCTATTGGATTAACTACAGTAACAATAGAAGGATATCCACAGGAAGCTGCAACAGAAACAACATCTACTGGAGATGGTTTTTTTGATTTGTTTGCTTCTTCACCACTAATAACAGGATCACAACCTGCAGATGTGGATGTTTCAAACACATTAACTAGATACAGAGTAGCTGTCCTTTGGACCAACGATGCAGATTGTGATGATGCAAGTGATGATGTAGATAGTGCAGACAAAGGAATGAGATTTGTAATGGCTAATTGTTTTTGTACTAGTTGTAAAACTAGCTTTACAGATGGAATACTAAAACAAACACTTGTTTTCAAAGGAACTGCTTTTGGAAAAGATGGTGGTTCTACTGCACCAGGAATCAATATCAAGATGGAATCCTGTGATGCTACTGCTGCTATAGCCGCACTTGGAAACTACACTGCTGGAACAACTAATTGGGCGTGAGTAAAGATGGCATTAGGAGCAACAGGAAGTGAAGATGCGTGGCAAAGGAATGCTTACATTTCAATAGAATCAAGCACCACTGTAAAGATGCAATATGAAGCAGTTTCTGAGACTATCGACATTGACACAGGAGAAAGAGGAATGGATGTTATTACCCTTCTTAATATGGGTCAGATTCCAAAACATACAGCACCAGGGATTTGTACTATAACTTTTGAAGGATATCCAATTCAAGCAGGAACATCTAATACAAGCGGTGGAACAAGAGGAACTCCAACAGGAGGAGTTGCTACAGGATATTGGGAATTATTCTCAACATCTGGTCACATAGATACAGCACAAGCACTTGATTTAGATATAAGCAATACACTTACACCATATAGAGTAGCAATCTTATGGACAGATGAAGACAGGACAAGTGGAACTGCAAGTGCAGCAAGTAATGCCACACCTAGTATAACAGGAACAGCAGCAACTTCTGGAGATCATGATGGTAAAATGCTTTACATTAGAAGTGGAACAGGAATAGGTGGAAGGTATATGATTGTAAGTGGTGAAGGAACAAGTGTTTATACACTTACTGCAGGAGATACACCTCAGACAGATTTAGGTGGAGCAAGTCCAGATAATCCGTATTATATCTATCCAACTGGAAGCGGTGCTTTAAAGGCTGCAAGCAAAGGAGCTAGATATGTATTAGCAGATTGTAGATGTACTAGTTGTAAAACTAGCTTTACAGATGGAATACTAAAACAAACACTTGTTTTCAAAGGTTCTATGATAGCAAAAGACGGAAGCACACCACTTGTTAAAATGGAATCAAATGATGGAACAGTTCAATTACCAGAATTAGGAAATTACACAGCGAATACTACAAGATGGGCATAACTGAAGGAATAGAAGCAGTAAAGGAAGTAAAGAGTTTCATAGACAAAGTAGGATTAAATATATCTCGAGTACCTCATAAAGTTAAAAAAAGATTCATTGAACTTTCAAATGAAGATTTTGTAGGCGATTATGGGATGTGTTTGCTCCACTGTTTAGAATCAAGAGATGAATTAAAAAAACTGAAGGATTTAATATATTCTTCGGAATTTAAGGAATGGATGAAAAGAAATGTGAATCATGCGGAAAAAGAAAAAGGGGATATTATCATAAAACATATTCCACCTAATATCCTTGAAAGATTTTTAAGATTAGCAGACAACGATTTTGAAGGGGAAACAGGATTTACTTTAAAATATCTGATTGATATCCACGACGGAGTTTTACCGACTGGAATCGAGCAGACTGAACGTGCAGAAGCGAAAGCTGATGAAGCATTGAATCAAATCCAAGAGTTAAAATCAGGGGCTCTTGAGCAAAAAGAAGAAAAGACCATTACATTAGTTAATGGAAAAAAATTGAAGAGGTGAACTAGATGAGTGAATTAAGCAAATTAGCAGGAAAACCAAAAAAGTTTAAGATAGGAGATATAGAAATAAGTATCAAGCCATTATCAGTCGCAGACATGGACATAATGATGAAACTAGGAAAAGAAGAAACACAGACAGAAGCAACAAAAGAACTTCTTGACAAAGTTTTGAAAGATTCATATCCAGAGGCAACAGAAGAAGAGATTAATAGAATCGAATTAAAAAATTTCAAAAAGATTATGGAATCTATAATGGAAGTAAACGGAATGGATAAATCTGATGTAGACACAAAGTTCCTAGTTAAAGTAAAGAAGAAACAACAAGGAACAATAGACTGATGGGTAGAAACCCATTTGGAATAGGAGAAAAGAAAAAAAAAAGTGAGGATAACTTCAAAACCTCTATTTTTTATTTTATGAGGGAATTTAAGATAAACCCTCTCGATAGAAAAAATAATATAAATATTCCAATGTTCAACGCAATGTTAAAAGAAATGGAAGAGCATTATAAAAAAGAAGCAGAAGCTAATAAAAATGCATCGAGGAAAAGATAATGGTAGCAAAAACAGTTGATATATTTGTAAGGTTTAGAAGCAATGTTAGACAGTTTCAAAATATAATGAAGATGCCTATGAATTCATTTAGAAGGATACACGATGCTTCTGGTAGATTAAATAAAACAATGGCTCAAAATCAAACAGCACTAGGTAGATTTGGATTTGGATTAAGAAGAGCAACTCATGGGATGCGTGGTTTTAGAATGGAAATGCTTGGAGTGATGTTCTTTGGAATGATGATCCAAAAAATGCTTACTGGATTGATTAGACCTGCACTTGAAATGAGTGGAGCAATGGAATTGCTTTCAACTGTGTTAGGACTTATGTTTCTTCCTATAGGGTTAGCGGTTTTAGAATGGACAATAAAATTATTTAAGTGGTGGAAGGATCTCCCTCCAGTTGTTCAAAATGTTATTCGTGGGTTAGTTATATTAGGGATAGTTCTTGGTGGATTGCTTTATTTGATTGGTACCTTTGCATTAGGAATAGGAAGTTTGATTTTAGCTTTTGGTGGATTAGGAATTTTATCAACAATAGCTACTGCATTTACTGCTTTAGGTGCTGCAATAGTTTCATTAGGATTAGGAGCAATAGCTGTTTTTGGTGCTTTGTTTTTATTTGTGGTTGCTGGAATATTAGCTTGGAAGGAAAATTTTATGAATTTTAGACATTATTTTTCTATGATATGGGGAGGAATAAAAATATTTTTTAAAGGAGTGATTGATATCCTCTCTGGGATTTGGAATATATTTTTTGGATTAATCACAGGAGATATTGATAGAATAAGAAAAGGGTTTGAACAATTTACTGGTGGGTTTACTGGGGTAATTAGAGGAGCATTAATATCTTTATGGGGTTTTATCAAATCAGTACAGATTGCTATTGATAGGATTATAGATGGAATAAGAACCTCTTTGTCTACTATTCCAGGTCTTGGAAGGTTTATGGAAGAAGGTGGATTTGGAACAGGATTTCCAATGGTAGGTGGTGGTATTTTAGGATCTATTATTTCAGGAGCATCGAGAACATTTGGTGGTTCAGTAAATGTAACTGTAAATGCAATGGATGAAGAAAATTTAGTCACAAAAGTTACAGATGCTGTGATTGATGGGTTAGATAGGGTATTTAGAGGTTAAGATTAAAAATGGCAAATGAAGATAGGGCAAGAATAACAGATGGGACATACATTATAGATTTAACAATAATTTCACTATCTCATGGGTTAGATAAACAACTTATGATATATCCTATGCCTAGCGAACCTGGAAGTGATACTCTTACTTATCTTATTGATTTAAGCAGATGTAAAGAAGCAGTTACTATTCAAGGATGGATTCTTCCTAATTCTACAGATAGTGGATTAACACAAAAAGGTCATATAATTAATCTAATGAGGCTAACAGCAACTGACTTAACACTTACTTGGGGTGCAGCAGGAACTACAGAAACTATGAAAGGAAATATCCAAAAGGCTGATATCAAAGAAGAAGCAGTAAGAGTTGGTAGTGTTACAACAAATGAAACTAAAGCTTATAATGTGCAGATTGTATTTGTAAGAGGAACTAAATATAACTGATGGCAAAAAGAATAACAGAATCAAGGATAAAGAAATGGATGATAGCTACAGGAGTAGTTGGTGTACCATTAGGAATAGCTCTCATTTTATTTATGACAAGTTCTGATATGATTAAAGTAATAGACCACTCTGGAGATATTGTTACAAATGAATCAGTTGTTTTTATTAATATGACTTTTATTCCTAATGAAGATATTTTTATCTATCCTATGGAGTTATCCTGGGGTTTGTCTGCAGACCCAGAAGTTGAGATAACCAAACTATACAGAACTTGGGGAAGTGGTCTTAGAGAATTGAACATGAACAAAACCTGCACAGGAAGATGGTGTGGATGTTATTGGTGTACTAAATACAACACTGCAAAATATATTTATGTTTTTAGAGCAAGAAGAAAATATACTCTTGTCTATGAAATCCACAAAGAACCTAATTCAACTATTAAATGGACTTGGTTAAACAACACAATAGACCCTTACATTGTAGGATATGAAAATGTTTACTCATTTAATAAAGTTCCAATACTAGGTGAAGTTCCAATTAAAGATTACAAGACAACTTATGAAACTTTCAAAAAGAATGATACAGTCATAGAACATATTAATTTTGTAGGATATAAAGAAATAAAGATTCCAATATACAAACAGATTAAAGTTGATGGAAAAATTGAGAATGGAACACTGCTTGGATATAAAATAATCAATGAAACAGAAACAGGAATAGTTGGTTACAAAGAGGTCAAAGACAAACAAATATCAGTAAAGATAAAAAACAAAGTTATTAAAAATTCCTATGTCTATAAAAATCAATTAATAAAATTCACAATACCAATAGGAGACAGAAATCTAGAAGAGTTTGGAGAGTGCAGAAAGTATGAAATAGAAAAAGGTGTTTGTGAAATAGTCAATCTAACTAAGTTATGCAAAGAGGTGTTCAATGAAAAGAATAATACTATGGATGCTTTTACTTAGTCTTTTAGTTTATCCTTGCTTTGGATATGATGCATTCCACGCAGCAGGTGATGCAGTCATTGACAGAAATGACATTATGGCTTTGGGTGCAGGATGGACTAATATAATAAATCATACATTCATAAACACAACACTTACTATTACAAATATTTCTATTGATGTTGTAGATAAAAATGCTAATACAAAAGTACAGTTCAGATGTATGTATGAATCCCCACAAGGAACTTTCAATGTAAGAGCTGTTGCAGACAAGAACATAACTATCAACTGTGATTTTGAAGGCAAACAAAATTATCCTATGAACCTTTCAGGATGCCAAGTAGGAGATCATATCGCTTATTATCAGATAGATGGTTCTGGAGTTACACTCCAACCAGAGAGAACATCAACAGCTGGAAAGACAATTATGTATAAATTGAATCTTTGTAATCCAAGTTGTAATGCTATGTCTACTACAAATGCAGAGATATCTATGGCTTATTGGGTAGATGCTGGAACAGCAGTAGACACAACCCCTCCAACTAACTCAACTTGGAATGTAACAAGTAACAATCTAAAGACTGGTTCTAGCACAATAGCTTGGCAAACAGGAGAGACAGTTACTCTTCTTACAAATGCTCTCAGCTTTACAGCATCTTCAGATGAAAACACTAATATGACTTGTATCCTAGATGAAGACTATAATTACACTCTTGCTTATGCTACTGATTCAAATTACAAAGCAGCAACCACTGATACAAATGCACATTCATATACTCTTTATGATAACATAAGCATTGGAGATCATTGTGTTTATTGTAGTTTTATAGATGCTGCTGGAAATACTTATCCTAATTCAACATCTGGTTGCCTTGCTATCACAAGGATTGAACCACCTAAACCAAGAAATAGAGGTCCTGCAAATGCTTCAACTAATACCTCTGCTGAGATTAATTTCACCTTTTCAACACTTATAGGTTCTTCGTTGTATATATCAACTTGTGAGAGATGGGATAATAGCACAGGAGCTTGGAAAAAGAATCAAACACTTAGTTCAGCATCTAACTTTGCATATAAAAGAGAGATAATTATAGACCATTGGAATACTTCAGATGAAATAAAAGATTATAATATCAAATTAATTCTTAATTCAACTAATTTAGATTATTCACAATTCAATACTGCTGAAGGTTTAATGGAATTTAGAGACAATGATTCTATCTTGATTCCTCATTATGTAAGGTTCTGGAACAACACCAACAATTCAGAAGTTTTTGTAAGCTACAACAAGACTGGAGAAAATGCTACTTTTTGGGTGTATTATGGAAACACATCTTCTGTTGAAGATGAGAGTAATATTTCAATTACTTATATTTATGACAATGGAGAGATTCTTTATGATGATGCTCAATATCCTGAGAATGGAACTTTGTTAGATGTTCACTCTTGGAATATATCGGCAGGTGCTGCAGAAACTAAACTTGCTTATTATTCAACTAAATATGCATATAGTGGAAATATGAGTTTGGTTACTTTTAATTATTCAAATAAAGAAATAGGTGCTTGGATTCACACTACACCAGATAGGTATAATTATTATGGTTGGTTTTATGATGATGGACACCTAACTGGTGCTGCTCACGTTATGGCATCTAAAGGTGGTGGAGATTTATCTTATGGTACTCATACAAGAACTATATTTTTTGATAGTAAGAATTATGCTGGCTATTACAATTTTATGAATAATGTGTCCCCTTACATCCATAATGGATGGAACTTGACACCACTTCAAGGCAGATGGGCCAAGTGGGAGATGGAATATGTAGACAGCAATTCTACCTGGTATGCTGTTGATGATAACTATAATAATTTCAAAGATGATGGAGCATTTAATGGTTTGGCTTCTCTTTATTTAGATTACCAAGATACAAATGCTTTCCACTTGACAGGAGCAGAATACACAGACCCAGTTCAATCACAGAAATCTCTTTGGTTAGATGATTTCTTTATGACAAGATGGTCTAATACAAGTGTTAGAAGTTATAGTGCAGAAACTTCTTCTTCTTCAAATCCAATAGACAACAATACAGTTGAGAATTTTGACCCAGTTAACCTTACAAATGGATATTATATATGGGGTGTGAAATGTACTGATTCAGAAGCTCAAATAAATTGGAGTGTTAACTGGAGTCTGATTGTTGATATAGGTGCAGCAGACACAAAAACACCAACATGGACAGGAATACCTGACAATCTTACTTTAGAATATCGTGAAGACTCACTTAATGTTAATTTCAATGCTACTGATAATATAGCCGTTACTGGTTTTACAACAAACTATTCAAATAATTTTTCTATAGATGCAACAGGAGTAATGACAAACAACACAGATAATATAATTTATATTTACTATGTTAATGTAACTGCTAGTGATGCTGCTGGAAACAAGAACTCTACAGTATTCAAGATTAATGTAAGTGACACAACAGCTCCGTTAATTGACTCTCCTTCAAATGTTACTTTAGAATATGGGGCAGATTCTCTTGAGGCTGATTTCAATGAGACAGACCATTCTCCTGTAGATTGGGGAATTAACGACTCAACTAATTTTAACATCACACAGTCTGGTGTGCTTAGAAACAAAACAGAGTTAGCAGTAGGAGTGCATTGGGTTAATGTTTCTTTAAATGATACATCTCTTAATATGAACTTTGCTTTATTAAACGTCACAGTAGAAGATTCAAGAGCACCTACAATAGATTATCCCAAGAACAGGACTATACAATATTACAAGGCACTTAGTGTTGATTTTAATTACAGTGATTATTCAAGTGTAAATTGGGGTATGAATGATTCTACAAGATTTAATCTTACTCAATCAGGAGTTTTAAGAAACAAGACTTTGCTTGCAATAGGTGCTTATCATGTCAATGTTTCTATCAATGACACTTACCTGAATATGAACTCAACTATTTTCAATGTAACAATAATAGATACAGACTCACCTTCAATAGAATCTCCTGCAAACAAGACAATAGAAGCATGTGTAAATTCAGTCTCTCTTGATTTCAATGCAACTGACCCATCTGGATTAAGCTGGTGGTCTATTAATTACACAAGCAATTTGTCTATCGACCAGAGTGGTATCCTCACCAATATAACAAAATTAAATGCAGGAGTTTATATTACAAATGTTTCTATCAATGACACACTAGACAATACAAACTCTACGCTTTACAACTTGACTGTTGAAGATACTTTAGCTCCTAAAATAGATGCTCCTGCTAATATGACTGCGTGGTTTGGAAAAACAATGATAGAAGAAGATTTTAATGCAACAGATTGTAGCAATTTAGATTGGGGAATTAACGACTCAACTAATTTTAACATCACACAGTCTGGTGTGCTTAGAAACAAAACAGCTTTAGCTATTGCTTTCTTTGTAGTAAACATTTCAGTGAATGACACTTACCTGAATATGAACTCTACATTGTTTACAGTGAATGTAAGCCAATCTATAATAGAGGTTTTCATCGAACTCAATGGGCTGAAAGCAAACAGAACTTATGAATATGATACAACTACTAATATCTCTGGATTGATAAACAATTCAATTTCTAAAGTTTGTGTCAATATAGACGATGGGACTAACAGATATTCAAATTATTCCTGTTCACTTAATAGCTCCTTTGATTATTTAATAGATAAGTTGGTTATAGATAAATTCAATGATGGAAGCAAAGTGATAAATGTAACTACTGCTTATTGTTACCAAGAATCAGCAAATGTATCTACTAGCTGTGGTGGTCTTTCTACAGGAAATTATAGTGTAATTGGAGCATGGGCAACTGCAGAAAATTGTTCAGATGGAGATTGGAACACTTCAGGGTATGGAACTGCAGTATCTGTAATTTACATAAACTACACAAAACCCTCTTCTTCTGTGGAAGGAACTATATGGACAGTTAAGGATAGCTGTAGTACCAAAAATATCACGATACCTAATGATTGTTGGAATCGTTTTAGTGATAAAATATCATTTTTAATATACTCCCCAAATAATATAAATAGAATTTATTGGTTGTGTAAATATTCAGGTTCAACATATAAAACTATTGGAGAATCGTGTACTACTAACAATTTTGCTTACGAAGAAGCAATGTGGTGGAACATTCCATCTAATAAAACATATATTGATATAGACAACAAAACAGATTTAATTGAATTGAATATAAACATCACAGGTTATAATGAATCTGAAGATTTCAGAATAACAGTAGGAGACACAAATCCAATAGATGTACTAATCACAGGAAAACTAAAAGGAAACACTTATGAGATAGATGAGTTCATTTATCAAGATGTTATTAATAGTATTTTAAACATCTCATGCACAACAGCTTGTGAAGAAGTAATTTATTTAAATATCACAACTGCTGGAAATTTAACAACTGCTGGAAACCTAAACTTTACAATAACTTCTTATAATCTAGACGGAGCAAATGTTTTTGAAAAAGAACAGAACTTTAGCAGTAAGCAAGAAGGATATGAAAATGGAACTACTGGAACTGTAGCTCCTTTCACTTTTGATGATATGTATTCAAATGCTTCTTACTATAAATGGAACTGGACTAATTTAGAAATTGGTTCTGGAACTTATCAGACCTCTTCAACTACAAGCATTATAGATAGTTGCAACGCACAAGGAGGATTCCCAAGCAGTAAATGTCTCCATAATGAACCAGATGAAAAAAGCAGTGCAGGAAGGTTTAATTCAGATGTTTATCCAGACCTTGATTTGAGATACATAAATCAACTTGACTTCAATACTTATTCAAGGATGGGGGGATGGAGAAGCCCAGGAAGCTATGCAAATGTTATGACAAAGATTGGATTTTACGGAGAAACAAACGAAGAAGTGGTTTACATACTTGAGAATGAATTAGAGTTGGCAACTTGGCAACAAGCTATAGCAAACAATATTTCTTATTCGATGTATAAAGTAGATCCTACTACTTGGAAGATTGATTCTATCAAAAACGGAAGAGCATCAACTTCAACTTATCAATTAGGAAACCTTGAAGGACCAATAAGAATTTTCTTCCATAATTATATAAGGCAGGACAGTGCAATTTCTACTCCTTATTCTTACACAGAGATAGGACAGTTCAATGTTTCAGGATTAGGATTAAACATCAGCAGTGGAACTTATAAAACATCCTTTTCAAACTTCACAAAACATCTTACTACTTTCAATACAAACCTTCAGAGAGTCAGGGTAACATTCGATAGAATATTACCAGAAAACTTTGGAACAACATCAACAGTCACTCTTTGGGTAAGCAACGATAATTCAACTTGGGAGTCTGCAGTAAACGGAACATTCCATTCATTTGACTCTACTGGAAAAGATTTAAACATAAGGCTAGAACTGAATACAACCAACCAAACTATCTCTCCTATTATTACCAACTATGAGGTAGATGTAATTTCTTCTAGTGGAAATGATTTAAAAATCTATGTAGGTCAGGATTACATAAGTTCTATTGACACACCAGATATTGATTTGAATTATAATATCTCAACTATTAGTCCTTATAATTTTACTGGAAACGATACTAATATACTTAATTATATCCAGGCGTGCAGCAAAGGATCTTGTCTTGTTCCTATTACTTTCAAACTAAACCAGTCTGGAATGATTGAAATATCCAGTATGAATTACACAAAGAATCCTAACAGGATTAATTTCAGTAACTTAAATAGTTTTGAAGACTTGACTAGTATACCTATTTATTTTACTTCTGGAGAAGGTATTGTTCAAATAAGCAACCCTATGCTTGAATATTATGGTAGCAAAAATATATCTGTTTTTGCCTTTAAAGAAGACAACACTAGCATTAATGACACTATGATAATCAGAGCAAAGTATTCCCATTTTAATATAACTTATCCATCTGGGCAGGAGTATTGGCAGATATCTCCTCAGTCAAGAAATCAGTCAGCAGTAGAACCTTACGGACAAAATGACTCTACTGGAATATGGGAGATAACAAGCAGAGCCTACGATGAAGGATTTGATTTATATGCTAAATATAATGAAAGTGCTAACTCTTGTATTATTCATAATAATTTCACTGCTTACTTAGATGTGCCACTTTGCTACCAAGAGTTTGCAAATCAGTCAAGCGATTGTGGTGGGCTTTCCACTGGAAGCTATGGTGAATATCTTGATGCAGGAGTTCCTGGTCCAACTTATATTTACACAAACTACACAAAGCCCCACGATGCTATGAATGATTCAATCTGGGGATTTAGACTTGGAAACATCACTATGAACACTACTGTCAAAAGTGATTGTTGGGATTATTCTACTACTATGATTATGTTGAGGCTAATGGCAAATAATAATAATTACAATAACTCAGCAGAATGTTATAACGGAAGTAGTTGGTTAAGCCTTTATGCAGAAGATTCAAATGGTTATCCTACTGGAACAAGTGCAGATACTCCTTCTCCTGCTTGGGATGGCAACTGGAGTTCATATACATTCCCAGGAGCAAATTGGAGAAGAACAACAGCAACAGGGGTTTACAATGTTTATATCTACGAAGAAGCAATGTGGTGGAATATTTCAAATGTCACAGTCTTAGGAAATAAAGTTATAAATATCTCTCTTAATGCAAGCTATCAAAAACTTATCTCAGATATGAACAAATCAGAAGAAGCAAATATATTTACTTACACAGACTTAGGATGTGATGGAACTACAGCTCCTTACTATCTTTATTATTTTTGCTTTATAGCCCATTGCGATAGTTGTGTGCTCACCGAAGATTGGAACAGAAGCTGTGATTGGGTGGAATAGATGCCAAGAACACAATCAAATAGAGGAAGAGAGAAAGCATTTCACTGGCTTCCAAAATCAGGAAGTGTTTACATAGAAATCACAGTAGACGGAACTTCTATTAAAAGTTATTACATCTCTGCTGAATTTAGCAAAGGAATATGCCCAGACACAGGCTCTTTTAAAATCAAGTTGATAAATGCAAATGGAAGATTCTCAGATGTTTATTCTGGTGGTGAAACTGTTATATTTTATATAGACCGAACAGATGCAACCACTCAAAGATTTGAAGGAAAAGTAGATACTGTTCGATATGAGATGGATTCTTTTCAATCTGTTGTATTAGAAGGCGGACACCTATCTTCGGAATTACTAGACTTGACAGTTACAAAAGAATACAATGGAAACAAAACCTGTGATGAGATTTTAAAAGATATAATTGACACTTACTTGACTGGATATACTTACACCAATGTAGCTAGTTCTGATGTTTCTCCGACTATAAAGTGGAGCAACAAACCTTTCTGGGATGCAGTCAATGACCTTTGTAAATTAGCAGTAGCAACAACCACAGCTGGTTTAAAAAGATATGATTGTTTTGTAGACGATGATTTAGACTTTCATTTCTTCGAGGAGAACTCACTGGAAACAACAACTGAAGCAGTGGTCTGGAATAATACTTTAATCAAACTTGGGGGGTTCGGAGAACAATCTACACTATCAAAAAACAAAATAATAGTATACGGAGATGATGGTTCAGGACTACCAATAATTAGAACATCAGAAAACACAAAAGACCAATCAAATTATTGGGTTAAAGAATTAGTTGAAAAAAACACAGATATAAACACAGAAGAATATGCAGAATCTCTTTCAGATGCTTTGCTTGAAAACACAGCTACTGAAAAAGAAGGAAAAGCTAACTGTTTTATGTTAGAAGACCTCACACCAGGATATAGAATATGGGTATCAGAGCCAAGGTCCAAGATAACAGAACAGATCAAAGTAAGCAAATTCACTCAGAAATTTCCATTAAAAATGACAGATGTGATCCTTCAGAAGAAGAGAAGTTTGGCTACTGTCCTTAAAGACCAGTCACTTAGGACTATTGCAAATGAAGAGATAATAAATCCCTTTGAGTGTACCAAGTCTATAAACTTTACATTTGATGATTTCAGCAAGTTGTCTGCTTGGGACAGTAATATTACTATCTTAGATGGAAAAATATATCTAGGGTCTGGGACAACAGGAACCGCCACTTCTAAAGTCTACAACCAGAAAGTTGATTATACTAAAATACATCTCCTTATAGTAGGAGAAAAGTTAGATGAAGCAGAATTTAAGCTAAGCACAAAAGGAACAACAGACACGCTTCACACTATTTACCCCAATAATTTAAATACTGTGGAATCAGGTAAGGATATAATGTTAAAGATTTACCTAAATAGTGCAGATGTAAGAATTGACTCAGTAGTATTACTTTTGAAACAATGATAATGACAAATAAAGACATATTGTATGATATACAACGGAATACTACCAAGAACGCTATTAAATTAGGGCAGATAGAAGAACACCTAAAGAACTTAAATAACTCGGTTGAGGGTAACAAAGAAGACTTAAAGGTACTTGACACTAGGTGTGATGGACAAGATAGGCGTATTGATAAGATATATACAGTCGCAAGCGTAATTTCAGCAGGAATAACTCTTGTTGGGGGCACAATTATAGTTTTTATAAATAAAATATTAAAATGAGGTGAAAAAATTGGAAAAAGAATTTTGGAAAAGTAAAACCTTTTGGGCTGGTGTTTTAATTGCTGGTGGGTTTATTGGAAACTTCCTGAATGGAAACATTGGTCTTGAGGTCTTGATTTCAGGAATGGGCGGTGCTTTAGGATTGTTTGGTCTAAGAGCTGCACAGAAATAGAAAGACTTAAATAAACTAGTTACTTTCTTTTTTTTGAGGTAAGACTTTGTTGTCTTGAAGAATAGATGGTGGGAAACCACTGTCTATTACCACTATTTAGTACCTTATTATACTGATTTCTAACACTAACTATACAAACATTTATATAGTATATATGTTTTACCATATTTACTATGACATCTACAAGAACAACAATTCAATTAACAATGAGACTAAGAGATAGGCTGAAAGCACTTGGCAAAAAAGGAGAATCCTATGAACATTTACTTGACAAACTGATTGATAGTTATGAAAGTAAAGTCACTCAAGAGGCATAACTTTTTTTATTAATCGTTAAATTAATAAGAAAAAAAAGAAAGACAGGATAGGTATGTTATCCAAACGCAAAGACAGTAAAGTACCTATTCTTTATTAATCTTTTGTTTTTAGTTAGATTATAAACTACTAATAAATCACTTAATTTATCACATTTAGCAAAGTTATGAGCTAAATTAAGAGGGTACACCTCTTTTTAGGCTGGAAAAATAGATTAATAATTAACCACTTAATAAATAAA